CCACACTGCATTTCCCATGTCATCAGAGACGACCATCCAGTCCTCTGCGGGTATGCCTGCGACGTAGAGGGCTTGGTTGTTGGAGTTGACCCACACGCCGTTGAGACTGTCGTAGGTCAGCAGCTGCCCTTCCTGCGGAGAGGAAATCACGACATCGTGCAGCTCTTCAAGCTCGTAGCCGTTGTCGATTTTGATGAGGATCATCCCAACCGTGGACGAAACCCGCTCGACCCAGCCGATGCGAACGGCGTGGGCTGGAGCGGCTGGGGGCGTCTGCGTGATCTGCCCAGCGGTTTCGGACAGGTAGAGCAATGCGCCGGCCGTGAATGATGCGGTGTTGAGGTTCCGCATTGGGCCTGCCCGCTGCACCAGCCCGGTGGCTCCGGCTGCGATGGTGTGCGCCACCAGTCCAATGGTTCCGGCGCTGGTGGCCTCTGTGCTGGCGTCTGCGAGTTTGACGGCGGTGCGGTTGCCCTGGGCTCCGGAGACGTAGACGGGTTGGCCTTTGGTGAGCGTGGTCCCGCTGTCATTGTAGACGCGCGTGAACTCCTGCATGGGGATTTCCGCAGTCAGTCCATTCAGCCCCACGGCAAGCGCGGTTTCGTCGGGATCGTACCGAATGACGCCGTTGGAAATTGCGAGCGTCGATGAGGTTGAAAGCGTGATGGAATCGACGCCAATGTTTCCGGCGTCACTCACTGTGACGGCGCTGCCCTTGAGTAGTTTCCCGGTGATTCCAGAAAAGCGCGGCAGTGTGTTGTTTACGCTGGAGGATGGGCCAACCACGTCCCCGCTTCCAGGCACGCCGCCACCCGGTGCGCTCCAGGTGGGAACGCCAGCCACCAGCGCCAGCACGTAGGTGTCGGCGGCTGTTCCGGCAAAGCGGGCCGCAGGGAAGGTGCCAGTCGTGATCTGGTCGGCGCTGTGCGTGTGGGACACGGCGGCCTTTCCGGCAAGCGCAGCCACAAGGTCGGCTTGGTCTGCCAGCGTTCCGCCGATGCTTCCCCATGTGGCGGTTCCTCCCGGCGTCGTGCCTCCGGATCCTCCTCCGCAGTACCATGCGGACATGCGCCCCTCGCGCTCCTCGAGGATCTCGGATTGATCCAGCCGGGTGACGCGGGGCTGGCTCTCCACGGCGTCGGCCTCGCGGGCCTGCTCGCGGATGGCGGCGGCCATCTGCTCCATTTGCTGGCCAGCCTGCGGGTCGAGTCGGAGGCTGGGCGCGATTGCTGCGGCGAGCCTGTAGGCGAAGTAGGAACAGAAGACACTGTCCCAATCGGTCACGTCAATGGCGTCGGCCACGTACCGCACCCGGCATTCGGCGGAGTTGGTCAGGATGCTGCGGCCCTCTACAGCGTAATCGGTCAGCCGGGTGCCGCCGGGGCGCTGGTTGACGCTCAGAACCCGCAGGCAGTCTTCCGGGAGTGGGTACGCATAACCCCAATCAAAAGGGGGCGCGGCCTCTGCGGCGGTCAGGAGGGCGCGGCGAATGGCAAAGTTCCAATCGTAGTCCCGCAAGCACAGCCGGCGCGTGTGGTCGAATGCCCGCCTGCAATGCTCCGCCGCCGGGGACCGCTCGGAGTAGTCGGAGATTCTGGCCTGCCCAAGGTGGGCCAGCGCCATGTTGCAGAGTTCGGTGGGCGTCGTCATGCGGGAAAAAAGGGCAGGGTGCCCCGCTGGTCAAACGGGGCACCCTGCTGCGGTCAGGCTTCGACGGTGCGGAAGGCAAGCTCGACGACGAACTTGGCTCCGACTCCGGGCGATGTGGACACAGTGAAGAAGATGCGGAGCGCATCAGTATCACTGAGAACCGGGGGTTCTGTGTTTGCCACTGCGGCAAACGCCAGCGAACCCGGAGCGGTCGCCTGCGTGTGGACGAGCGTTCCCGTGAGGTCGCTGGCGGTTCCGGCTGCGTTCACCCGCTGAAGCTTGGAGGTGAACGAGTAGCTCCCGGAGATGTGCCGGATTCGGCACTGCTCTGGGATTACCTGATAGCCGCTTTCCGTGAGGCGCTGGCAAAGCTCGTGCCAATCGTTGGCGGCCTCGTCGCCGCGCAGCGTGATCTCGAACCGGGCGTGCTTGACCGGAGAGAACAGGCGCTGCCCCGGAATGACCACAAGGCGGCCGGGGTTGCGTTGGGCTGTGGAGATGTCGGAGAATCCGTTGGCCATAATATTGGATGGTTACTGGTTGATGTTGTCAGGCTCAGACGGTTTCCGTGCAGGCAATGAGCTGGACGCCGGGGTCCAGCGAACGCATGGCACCGAATGCCATCTGGCTGAGGAACTGGATGGCATTCCGCTTCATCGGAAGGCGGTCGATGGTCAGGCTCTGGATGATCGGGCTGACCTTGAAGGCGCGTCGGGTGAACGCCACACACGTCCGGGTGGTCGAGGCGGACACGTAGGGCAGGCGGTTGGTCATGATGACGTTGTATCCCATGAGCTTGGATGGCGTCCCCATGCTGTCTGCCTTGAGCCAATTCCCGATGATCTCGGCCCAGTAGTCGTTCGTGGCATTGGCCACGTAGGCGGCCAGTTCGTACTTCTGCTTGGGCGAAATCGCGAGGTAGCACTCTTCCTGCGTCGGGTCGATCTCGGCCTTTTCCAGGCGGATGGTGGCCTCAAGGATCTTCCACGGCGTAAGCGGGTAGTTCCCTGCGGTCTGGCCGGGTCCGACAAAGCTCACCGCAATCTGGCTGGTGGCTGGAAGCGGGATGGCCGTGGTGTACGGGTCCGCTCCGCCCACCGCATCGGCAATGGCGGCGGCAATGAACACGTCGTCGAGCTGGCGGTTGGCGGCAGCCTTCATTGTGCTGATGACATCGCCGTCAGGGATTGCTTGCCGTTCAAGCCATTGGTTGTCCCATTTGTCACGCACGACAGGGATGTCGAAGTTGCGCATGGAACCACGTCGCGCACCGCCGGAAATCTCCTGCGGGTTGGTGTCACCGAATCGCTGGCCAGTGGTTTCCCGGGCGAGGACGACATCGAGGTCTTGCCAGATGTAATCCTTGGCGGTCCAGTCGGCGGCGGTCATGCCGGCGTTGGCGAATTTCTGATTCTGCTGCTGGAGAACCATGTCCCAGCTTGTGGAGAACTGTCTCTTGAAATGAGCCGGGATGTCCAGGCTCGCGGAATAATCGGACATTGTATTGAGAAGTGGAGGAGGTGAGTACCTCGCCGTTCTCGGTAGGCCGCAGTGTGCGGGCCGGAGGCTGCGGTGGTGCGTCTGGTAGGCCGCGGCGTGCGGGTCGGACGCAGGAAATCAGGGGCCTCGTGTGCGTATTGCAACGCAAAAAAAGAGACCCGGCGGGTGCTCAAATCCCACCGGGCCTCCCCCGTGCTTTCATCATGTCGTCGCTGACGTGGCGAGAATGCCATCTTCGCAGCGGTCGTCAAGAGTTTTGCGCAGTGTTCAAAGAAGGGGAAGACTGACCCTGTCCGGAGCCATCCTCCGGCTCTATGCCTGCACGGCGTCCAGTATGCGCAGCCCGCGTGTGGTCAAGAAAGAACCCCGCCCTGTTTCCAAGGCGGGGCCGGCAGTGTTCACCAAGGTCGAACTCACAAACCGCTCCGGAGCCATCCTCCGGCTGCTATGCCTGCCAGATTATGGCACCTGTTTCCAGAGTGCTGTCACCTTTGCGGCCACGGCGCTGTGACGCGGGTGGCTGCTGCTGACGAATGCGGCGTGGTCCGGGTTGTTCGGGTTGGTCTGGATGTCCCGGGCCAGATCGGCTGGGCTGAGATTGGCAACGGACGGCGCGGGGATGTGTCCTGCGGGCCGCAGTTTGGTGGCCAGTGCGGCAAACGCATCGACCGCTGCCACTCCAATGAAGGCGTCGCTGGTCGGGTCGAAGGCTTCCGCCGGCAGGTATTCGGCGGCGGCTTGGCGGGCTTCGGCGAGAATGGCGTTGGCGTTGTTTCCATGGCGCTTCCGGAGTTCCGCCTGGTCGGCTTCGATGAATCCCTGACGCAGTTGCGCGGCTTGATCCTGCGCGGCCTTCTGCCGCTGCATGTCAAAGGCGGCGAGGCGCTGGGCTTCGGCGGGAGTCAACCCCAGCTCATGCGCCACGGCGCGGAATTCAGCGGTGGCAGTTTTCCAGTCTGTGCCTTCCGGCAGACCTTCGGGGGCGGGGATGTCGTAGGCGTCCGGCGTCTCCGGTGCGCCGCGTACCTTCCGCAGTTCCGCTTGGAATGCCTGCTGCTCTTCCGGCGTGGCGTGTTCTCCGGGTAGCTTCAGCCCCTTACTGCGGGCCGCCTGCATGTTGTCCCGGTGGGATTTCAGCATCGTGCCGAGGTCGGGATACTGCGCGGCCATTGCCCGGTAATCCCCAAGGGATTCCGGCAGCTTCGAGGTCCAGTCCGGGGCGAACTTCCCGGAGTCGTCCGCGAAAAGCGCGGCGTGCCACGGCGCGGCCTGTGGCGGTTCCGGTGTTGGTGGCGCTGGTGCTGGTGGTGCTGGTGGTGCTTGTTCGCTCATTGGAGTCTTGGGTCGTTGAGAAGGGCTTCGATTTTCCAGCCCGCGGCGCGAAGCGTGGGCATGGCATCGGGATGGAAAATCTGCACCCACTTGATGAAAGCGGGCGACTGCTCCCCGGCCAACCAGTGGAACTGGACGCCTGCTTCACGGGCGAGTGCGAGCAATGCGCCGACGGTCCAGGCTTGGCGCTGTTCTTGCGTGGGCGCTTCTCCGGTTCCGCCAACGGAGGCGACGGCGACGGCTTCAACCTGCGGTTTCCGGCGGCGGCGTTTTGGAGGTGAGGGTTGGGTATCGGAGGGCGGCGTAGGTTCGGTCGTCTCGCTCATGGTGTGTGGCTGGGTCGATGGTTGTGCTGCGGATCAAGGCGGACACGATTTCTCTGCGTCCGATTTCTCGGGCCACGTCCTCCGGTGTCCTGCCTTCCGGAGGATACATGGGATGGGCCACTGCCATCAGGCATTCGGCCAGATCGGTCCCGGCTTGGCCGGAGAGTGCGGAGCGTGCGGCGTCCCGGAAGCGGTCGAGCAGCCCCACGCGGGCGAGTTGGTTTTCCAGCGGAGTCATATCATGCCAGCCTGCGCGGCTTGGGCCGCAAGCTCTGGCTGCTTGGCGGCGAGGTCAAGCATTTGCTGCTGCTGCGCCTGCTGGGCCTGCGCCTGCCGGATCTCGGCTACGGCGTCGGGGTTGTTGATCCAGTCGGCTGGAACGCCACGCCCACGGGCAATCTCGCGGAGGGCTTGGTCGAGGTTCAGATTGTCGAGAAGGGACGGCTGCGCTTGGATGAGCGGACCCATCTCCCCAACAGTGGAGAGCAGGGCTTCGGAGTTGAGGCTGTCCACAGCGAAGGCCAGACGGCTGGTCTGCACCGTGGCTGGGAAGAGGATCTGCTGTCCGCTTGGCGTGTCTGCCACGGCGTCCGGCGGCACCTCGCCAAACCTCCCCGAAATGACCAGCCTCATGAAGACGGCTTCGAGGAGCGGGTTCAAGAATTCCGTGGTCAGCAGGGTGAATGCCGGACTGATCTGGCCAACCTGCTCACGCTGGCGGGCGAGGATCTCGGTGGCGGTCATCTCCCGGTCGATGGGTGAGACGGCCTCGAAGAGCGTGGCATGGAAGGCGCGGCGGATGAATTGCTCCCTCCGCTCCAGCACGTCCATTCCGATCCGGTAATCGGCTCCGGAATCTGCCCAAGTCTGCGGCGCGTCGGCCATGTCGCGCACCTGCGTCACTCCGCCGGCGCTCAGATCGATGTGGCCAACGGCTCCCGTTTTGGCGATGATGCGCGGCTCCACGCCTAGCTGCATGCGGGCGTCGAGGAGGCGGTTGACCTTGTTCACGCCTTCGATGTCGGCAATGCTGATGATGGCTGGGCTGATGCCCCACACGGAATCGTCGTGCCACCGGAGCCAGCGGCTCACGAATACGGGCATTGATTCAAAGCCGGATTCCGCCGTGATCTTCTTGGACGCCTTGTGAATCTGGTAGCTGGCCACCGGGAGTCCGAACGGGCCACCGCGTGGGTTTCGGTCGGCCGGGGCGCGGGGGACAATGGCATGCAGGAATTCGTGCAGCGTGTTGCCCTTGTTGCCGCTCACCTCTTTCTGGCACTGGTCCGGCGCGTCTGGTCCGAACAGTTCGACCGCTTGGCGTGCGGTCAGTCGATACTTCCGAAAGACCCGGTCGGCAATGCCGGCTGCGTTCTCGGAGAATCTGAATGATCCGGCGGGCCAAAGCTTGAAGTTGAGCGCGGCACCGTTCCGTCCCGGTTCGACCATCATGGCCGCGGTCCCGTAGGTGCATCGCTCAAGATGGAACTGGTGGGCTACCGTGTAGAAATTGGAGTTCCCGAGAATCCGGTGGGCCTTCTGGGAGGATTGGGCGAGCCATGACTTGAGGGCTTCCGATCCCTCACGGCCTTCGGTCGGCTCCCACCGGAACCACGGAGTCTGTGACGGCGTCGTCCATCCAAGGAGTCCGGAAGTCAGAACCCGCAGGGAGTCCTGGGCAATGGCTGCATACTTGCGGATGGAGGGCGAGGGCGTGTTGCTCGCGGTCGAAAAGGTGAGCCAGCGTTCGGGCAGGCAAAGCTCTGCGCACTCACGCCAAATGTTTTCCCAACTGGTGGCGTCACCGTCCAGCTGTGCCAGTTCCTCAAGTAGGCGTTCGGCCAGCGTCATAGAATCGTGGGGCTGCCAAGCATCGAACCGCTCACGGACTGGGCGAACCCGTATCGGCGTCCGGCTGCTCGGCTCATCTCGCGGCGCTGGGCTGCGGCGTCAGAGGCTGACCGGGTTGCCATCGGGGCCATCGGCTCCGGTGCGGGCGGGGCCAATTGCTTCTGGGCCTTCAGCTGCTTCTCCATCAGTTTCATCTGCTGGCTGAATTGGCGCTGCGACTGCTTGCGGTTGGCCTCTGCTTCCTTCTGGGCGGCGTTGGAATTTCCGGATCTCATGGGCGTTCCGGAAAATCCTGC